GTCTTTTAGACGGGTCATCTATGTTGTAGACTTCCTTAGTGATGTTGATGTCTAAGTCTTCAATCGTATCTATTGAATAACCTCCTATTACAAGTTCATTCCTCATAGTCTTTGTCTTTTAGTATCTGCACTCAATTCCACTTCCATAGTTATATTAATTAACTTGTCTTTGATTGTTGACTTCGCCTGGTATTCCGTAGTCAAGATATTAACCGCCACAAATTGACCTCCGATAATCATATAAATTAAAGGCGATTGTACTAACTCCTTAAGCCAAAGACTTGTCTCACTATTCACATAACCTGAGTTCAGGGTATATCTTTGTTTGCTTGAGTTAAAGAAGTTACTCCGTTCGTGTGAGTAAGTGTTGTATGTTATCCCTGCGCTTGTCCTCGTTCCTTGTAAACGATTATAATTGCTACTTTCTACAGTAATGTTATCGTCAGCTATTTGGGTAAAATTAAAGGCATCCATTCTGCCCAAAGAATTAAGCCAAAACAAACGGTTATAATTCCCGTCTCTTGTACACTCACGGTCTATTTTAAAAGTCAAGGTATTTGATACGCTTGTATTACTTGAGTTCTCAAAAGTAATCTCATACTTCGCCACATTATCCGCAATCATAGGTTGAGCCGAACCCGTCGCAACCGTCCAAGAGTTAAGGTTACCTGCACCAACTAAGACCGACAAGAAGTGTTCCTTGTCTAATGTGTCAGCGACAAATGGATTAGTAAATGTGCTATTCTTAAGTAGCGTTCCTGCCTCGTTGTAGGTCTTAACCCTCATTTGATTTGTGCCGTTTGTCGCATAGTTAAGGAATCCAAGCTCGTAAGAATCCCCGACTCTTATGTCAATCGTTGAGGGTTGGTTAGTTAAGAAAGTTCCTGAGGTTGATGGGATGCCTTTATAAACCAAGTCATCAATAGGATTGTTAATTTGTTTTAGATAGGTCTGCGCTGAATTGATAGCATAAATGTAAGTACTCTCTGCACTGGCATAACCACTAATGACTGCTCCGTATTCCTCTCTTATATTTACCTTGAACTTTTTAAACACATTGACACCCGTTTTAAAACCAACCGAACCTGCAATTAGATTAGTCATGTCATAACTTAAATAGTTCTCAATAATTCTATGAGCATCTAAGTCCACAGTCCCGTCAGCGTAGTACGCAGGTTTTCTTAACTCAGTGATTACATTTGCCGAAGCATCTAAGACTTGAATGCGATACCTGAAGTTGGTTTGGGTGGTTTGGTTAGAACTTGCCAAATAAATAATTGGGTCAAAACCACTAACAAATAAGTCAGGTTGTTGAATAAATGTAACTGCCATTATCTATATAATATTAATTAAGGTTAAAAATACCTTACCGCTTAAACTCAGTTATTAATTTGAACTCTACTTCTTTGCCGATAATATCACTTAGCATAGTTGTAAGCTCGTTGTATGACTCTTGGTTGAATGTGTCGGTGTAGAACTTAGTCCCGTCAATACCTTTCTTTTTAATTGCATCCGCCATCGCCTGAGCCATTGTAAATGAGTTTTGAATTACCTCAGCTCCACTTTGATTCTTGCTTGTCCTTACCGGTATTCCTTTCCTTGCAATAAAGTCTTGTAAACTACTAATCATTTGAGGCGGTGTTGCCATGTTCTTAAATGCAAACCCTTGAGGAAAGTCTTTATTTGTGTATGTCTTTGTTGGAACGCCTGAGGCTGATTGATTCTTTAAACCCTTTACTCCTAAGTCTATAAACATCCAGTAATCGTTTAGCTCAATAGCCATATTAACCACAGTTCCTTTAACGGTTGGATTCTTTAAAACAATACTTTGAGCCAAATTACTCTCGGTGTTCTTATGCTTAAGCCTCTGCCTTAACAGTTGTCGCATACTTTCAGCGTTGGCGTTGCCCCATAACTTTAAGGCACTTGCGCACTTGTCTAATATATCGTCACTTAGTTTCATTTCTTTGGTTGATTATCGGCTTTATCTTTCAGGTAACATAGATGGTTTAAGAAGTCATAAGCGTTCATTTTAAAATAGAACGGAAACTTTGACCTATCCTCTTTAGCAAAGAGCTTATCAATTGTAGCATACCAACTCCACTTAGCACTAAACCAATCCGACTCTTGTTCTTCTTCTTCCGTTTCTTTTTCTTTGTTGAATAAGACGGGGTATCCTGCGACAATCTCATCAAAAGAAGTGCAAAAAAAAACCCGATAGGATAAGCCGTGTCAACATCTAAGTTCTCTCTGAATAACTCAGCTCTCCGATTGAACTCTGTCATTTGTACATCTTCGTCTTTTTCTTTGTAGCACATCGTAGCTAAAATTAAATGCAGGTTGTCTACGATAGCCTCTTTCTCTTTAGTCAATGATGACATTGAAATAAACTGTTCAGTATTCCAATCGGTAATATACTGGTTAACGAAATACTTTTCTCCTTTAACTTCAAACTCAGTTACCCAAGCATCAGGAAAAGAACTAATGTCGGGAATAGTTATGCCCTCTTGCTCCTTAAGAAAGTCTACCCATTTCATTCGTCGGTATTCTGAAATAGGTTTACCGGTTAAGACGGACATTACATTGTATGCCGTTCTTATCTCGTTGTTGTCGCCTAACTTAATGGCGTTGTAGAGTCCTTGATATTGTTTTATGTTCATCGTATTCGGTATGTTCCTAAGCCTGGTTGTTGTATTATGTGGGTAAAGCCGTAACGCATAGCATCCATTAAGTGGTTGTTTATCTCAATTGGGTTGCCCGTTGGTTTATTGTCCCTATCGGTTGCCCAAACATAAGACCTCAATTCTTTAATAAGGTTAGTTGAGTGTTTAGTGACTAAAAGGTTTTGTTGTTGTATCAATTGTATCCCGTGTAAGATTGAATCCTTGCCTTTTAAAGCACCCATACACTTAAGACCGTAGCTTTGTAACTCTGCTATTGACTTGGGTTCTGCTGAGTCGCAAATGACCATTGTCGGCTCTGACTTAATTAGATCGAATATGTTTTTATTGCTTAACTCCTTTTGATAAATAAGTTCGTGCAGGATGTAACTGTCATTGTATTTATAAATGCCTATACAAGCCGTCGGGTCTACTGAGTAACCAAAGTCTAATCCTATGCCTAAAAGTCTTGCATCGTTTGGGATAGTGTCTATCGCAGTCCAATTGCTAAATATAGTCCCTTGAACTGAGCCGACCTCTCCAAGTCCATATACACGCCACCAGTTTTCCCAATATGCTGATGTCTTGGCTTTCTCTTTTGCCTTTTCTATTTCCTTTACAATTGATTGGTCTAATGCTTCATTGTCTTTATAAGTCAATACCACAAAGTCGGTATCGCTATCTCCAAGCAATTCGGTATCTACCCAAAACTCAGATACTGGGTTGTAGTCCAAATAAATAAACTTTCGGGTTCTTATCGCTAACTGATAGTAAGACTCCCAATCTATATTATTGCACTCATTAACAAATAAGATATCCCTTCTGGCTCCTCTGAGCTTACTTGAATTGTCGGCACTAAAAAACTCAATAAAACTACCATTCTGAAAGTAATATGTTAAACTCGACTTATTAAATTGCTCATCCCTATACATCCCAATTAAATCCATTATCTTTAAGAAGTCACGCATAGCTCCTCTTCTTAAATGGGGTATGGTCTCAGCTACAATACTAATCTCTTGCTTTGGGTTTTTAACCGCATAGTCAATTAAAAAAGGCAATACGCTGAATGTCTTAGAAGCTGATGTGCCACCTCTAACCACTCTAACCCTTTTTGTTAGTTTAGATATTTTGGTCTGAGCCGTTGTCTTTTGAAACATTCAAGTCTATCTCTTTGAATATAGGTTGCTCAACTGATATATTTTTATTCTCAGTTTTAGTACTGGCAATTCTATGATATTCCTCTTCAGTTCCTATCAACTTATAAAGTGCCATTTGAGTCAGAGGATTGCTTCCGTTATACCATTTATTTCTTAGCCCGTTCTTAACTTCAATCTTGTTTTTGTCAAGTAGCTCTTTTATAGTGTCCAATTCATCCGACTTATCAGGAAAGTATCCCCAAAATGTTGAACGACTGCAAGGCAATAAAGTTACTACGTCTTCAATAAAAAAAAGTTTCTTAATTTCTATTAAGTCCTTTGCTTGTTGATATATTTTAATCTTGTCGTATGCCATTCTTTTTAATTATTAATGTACTATCTAATTTTTTCATTCGGTCCACAATCACTTGGCAATACTTTGGGTCTAATTCCATACCGTAGCATTTACGATTTAATTGGTGTGCTGCTACCATAGTTGAACCTGAACCTAAAAATACATCTAAAACTATATTATTTTCTTTACTTGAATTTGTAATTGCTTTTTCACATAAAGGAATAGGCTTCATTGTTGGATGTAAATCATTTTTTTTAGTTCTTGAAATATCCCAAATATCGTAATCATTACCACCATACCAATTATGTTCTTCAATCCAACCATAAAATATATGTTCACACTTACTCCAATAATCCGAATTACTCATTGTATGGTTGCCTTTATTCCAAGTAATTAAAGTTCTTGTTTTTAAACCAGTCCTATCCATTGATGCAAAATAATCACCAAGTTTTAACCTATAAAAGCAAATATAAAAAGCACCTTTAGTAAATAATTGAATATTAGTATTAATACCATCTAAAAAATCTGCTTCTTTAGACTTGTCCATTTTATCGTTTTTAATACCTCCGTGAGTAGCGTTAAAAGACTTTGTCCAATTACCTTCTTTATTTGTTGTCATCCCACCATCAAAATCCATTAAGTAAGGAGGGTCTGTAAAGACCATATCAGCCTTTTGCCCATCCATTAACTTTGCTACTGCATCGCTATCAGTTGAATCTCCACATAATAACCTATGCTCCCCAATTTCAAACAAATCACCCAACACAATATCCGTTTCAATTGTATCGGGTTGCTCGTAATTATCTTCAACTGCTTCAAGTTCAGTTTCTAAATTAATAGGCACATCTAATCCCCAATCAGTTAATTGCTCAATATCCCATTCGTTTGCTATAATATCCCAGTCCCATTCGCCTCCTGCGGTGTTGTCTTTAATTAAGAACTCCTTTTGTTTTTCTTCTGATAGGTCGGTTATAATAACAGGTATTTCTTTGACTCCTGCTTCCTTACA